CTTAATTTTTGTGCTTGTATATTTGTGTAATATCCAACAGCAAATTGACCACCACCATAAGCTGCGATACCAAAAGGACCAAGCGTTAACAAAGGTGCAAGTGCAGCATCAGCACCAAGACCTACACCTACTTCAAGACCAAGACCTTTAGCTAGTCCTTTTAAGTTTTCTTTGTTATCTGCTGGTTCTGTTAAGCTACTAAATGCTTTTCTGGTTTTATTAAACTCTTCACTACTAAAATCTATTCCATCAGTTTCATTTAGATAGAAATTATTGATAGTTTCATCTGCATTATATACAGTATCAAAATCTATAAAGCTTTGATCTTCTTGAAATATGTTTTTAGGTTTGTATTGATTATTGACAACAGGTGGTTCTTCCATGTTATTTAACTGGTTAGAAATAGCTGAGTCTGTCATCTTTAAAATAATGGAGGATTACGTTTTGCATCTCTGATTATTTGCATAATCTTCTTAGCATAATCAGGATCAGTTGCAAAGACATTTGCTTGTAGCAACTTGGCTGCTTTTTCAGCAGTATCTACATTAACAGTACCCTTTCTTCCCATAAAGTCATCATTCCATTCTCTCTTATATTGAATCATCATATCTTGTAAACTATTAAAGTTTTTAAAATTATCTTGTATAGAAACAACTTCGCCATTTTCATTTTCCGTAGTATTTTGTAAGGTTGATTCACCTCTATCAGTTTCATCTTGTGTAGCTTTCAGACCTAAATAATTATTTGTAGCAGAAGGTGTTGCACCACCACTTGTTTCTAGCATTACTTGTGCTGCTGTTACTTCTGGAAACTTATGCCCTGCATCTTTCGCTAGTTTGTAAAAAACAGGAAAGTTAGCTTCAAATCTTTTTACACCACTTGGTTCTTCTGTACCTACTATTTTTATTGTCTCTTTTTCTTGTTCATCAACAGGAGCCATAGCAAGTAAACTGCCATCTGTAGCTCCTAAAGAATTAACTACATCACTTACTATTCTTTGTCCACTTTGAATTATGTTATCTGATATATTTTCTGATAGTTTTTTATTCATGTTTAAAAACGGATCTTCAACGTCAGAAAAAGTATTAGTGTTTTCATCTTGTCTATTATTGTTTCTAAGTTGAAATTCGCCTGTTTCTTTGTTTCTTTGATATATACCCCCTGCCATACCTTGTATATCGTTTTCTGGATTATTAAAAGTATATGTTTCATTAACTATTTCTACTAATTGACCTTTATAAAAACTTTTTAAATCATTTACTATTTTTGTTTTTTGTCTTTCATCTATATCCATATCAGTTATTACATCATTTATCTGTTGTTTAAAAAATCCATCTAAATCATATTTACGTTGTGCAGCTACATTACTCATTTCAAATGTTTGTGTAAGTGGATTTTTAAACGAAGAAACAACTCTATCTCCATATTTAATAAGTGCCTTAATTTCTGGGTATTGATCTATAACGCTTTTGCCTGATTGGTTTTTTATTAAATTATCTAACTCTTTATATTTTGTTTGATCTTCTTTTGTGGCAGACGTTCCAAGTGCTGACATAAAATTTATTAAATCTTGTCTTGCTCCAATCTTATTGCCTTCATATTCTCCATTAACCCAATCATTTCTAAAGTTTTGCCACCAGCCATCTACATTAAAATTTCTTAGAGAAACTTCTTTATTTATAAATTCTAATCTACCTTTGTAATCATTTTGAATACCATTTATTATTTCTGCATTTTTTCTAATTACATCTAAATCTACACTTTCAAAATTTAATTCATCTAATCTATTGTCAATATCTGCTAGTTCTGCTTGCTCTGCAAAATCTTTTTCTTGTTTATTTGCATCATTTACATCTTTATATAAATCTTTTTTTAAATTTAATATCTCATTAGTAACAAAGCTTTTTAAATCTTTTTGTACTTTTACACCTTGTTTGTTTACAGAAGGTGGACCAACTTTAATAAAACCTGCAAAGTCAATAAAATCTTCTATCTCTTTCATGGCTTCATTCATATTTAAACCTTGTTCTTTATAATCATTAAAAATTTTATATGCACTTGTTTTTAAAATATTAAACATATTTGAAGGAGATACAGTAGAAGTTAAACCAAGATTTGCCATATAATTTGTATTTTCTTGCATTTCATTTAAAGCATAATTTTCACCATCAATAAAACCATTGTTATCAATAAGATTTAGTTCAATATTCTTATCGTAGTAATCTATGCTTTTCCAACTACTTAATAACGAGTCAGCAAAACTTGTATTCATTTGGTTGATTTTTGCATCTGCTGAACTGCTTATTTGATTATCAAATACTTTTCTTAATGCAGCATTTTGTTTTGGTAAAAAGTATCTATTTAAAATTTCTGGTCTTATCCCTTTTGTATTCATTAATGATGTTCTATTAAACTCTGATAATGCGTTATCAAAAGCAGCAGAGTTTACATCATACGAAGATAAATTTGTATTTATAGTAGTTCCATCTGGTAACTGTTGAGGTATAACATAACTTTTAAAAAACTTTTCAGTATTAGCTTCAGCAGCATTGCCTAAATTAATTGCTAATTGTCTTTCTACTCCTATTCTAAAAAATTTATTGTTACCTAAAAAATCTTTTTTAGCTCTTTCTCCATCTTTATCATTAATTGCTTTTAAAGCTTTTTTTAAAGTTTCATCATCTGCTTCTAATATGTATGTTTGACCTTCTGCTATTTTTCTTTCATTACTTTGTTTTGCTTTTTGTACTATAAAATTTTGTAATACAGGATTTATGTCTGCCAAAGTTTCAGCAAGATCCATCATACTACTTTTTGGAGTAACACTTACTGGTGCGACAAAAGTATCTACTGGTCTTCTAAAACTTTGACCTGATGTACTAAGAAAACTGTTTGACATTAACTAATAGCTCCTGTTGAAATACCAGCACTAAGACCACTACCAGCAGCATTTAATAGAATTGATCCTAGTGAAGGGATTTGATTATAAGCATTAATAGTATTAGCTCTATATCTATTTCTAATACCTTGATATTCTGCTTCAGTTCCTTCTATGTCAAATAGATATTGTCTGTCCATAGATTCAATGCTTTGTCTTATCTTTTCATTGTAGTTTGCACCTTGTCTTGCTTGATCCATTACTAATAAATTTGTGGTATTACCAGCTTGTCCTTTTGCTAATAAAGCTTTAGTTGCTACTAATGTATCTATTCTTTTAGCAAATTGATCTTGTCTAGCAGCAACAGTTTCTTCTTGTTTACGTTCAGCTAAAGCTAATTGTTTATTTCTTTTAGCGTCTTCTGCTGATTTAACTCCTTGTCTTTCTATCTCAGCAGTATCTTCTGCTGCCTGTGTTGCAGCACTACGCATAGCAAGACCTTGAAATAAAGAAAGACCAACAGAAGCAGCAATAGCACACATTTAGGCAATCCTCAGAAATTCATAAAATGGTTTTTCATGTTGTCCATACTTTTCGTGATAATTTATAAAAACAAAACCGAGAGCTTCTAACCACTTTATAGCAGTATGATTCTCTGCATATACAAAATTATATAGGACTTTATAAGATTTCAACAAACTGTCTATCCATTCTCTACCTTTTCTTATTAGTTGTATTTTATATTTTTTATTTGAAAACAACTCGTCAGTACAAATCATAAATATACAACCATCTTTACGCACTCCGCATAAGCCCATAGGTTGATCCTCGTCACCAGCTATTGTTAATATTGTTTTACCAAACAAAAACGACAAGCGTAAGGCATCTTCTGGATCTTGTCCTGTCTGATATAAACCTTCAAGTCGATCCATTTGTCTCATGTTTTGACATACATAATTAAGATCAGATAACTTTGATTTTCTTAAATATCCCATTAAGTTCTTCTACTCCTCATATGAAATACTCCTTCATATTCTGCACTAGCTAACAATGTAGGCAAGAATGTATTGTTCTTTACATCTATATCTACTCTATCTGACTTGCTCATAATAGGTACTTTAAATGTACCTGTATCTAAATTAATTTGACCGATAGAAGCAGAAGCAGCACCAAGCAAACGACCAGTAAATTTATGTAAAGATGTATCTCTATTCTCAGGTGTTACTTCTACTTGAAAGAAACCAGAATCTTCATATTTAATATAAAAATGATGTATTTGCAATCGACCACTTATAAGTTCAGTAGCACCGCCACCACCTTGAGTTAATCTTTGTTGACTAAACCTATAGTGCATTTCAAAAGGTTCACCAATAATAAATTTACTATTTCTAAAGTCACCTGTGGCAGTAATAGTAGAAGTAGAACCATCAACTGCATTAGTAGTTGTTAGTGCTTGTCCTGATACAAGAGTTTTTGTATTGCCTTGAGCATCTACAAATGTGCTTGTTTCATTACTGGCAAGATACCTGCCAACTATATTCATGTTGGCTCTTAATCTATAAGGAACTGTAAATGTAGAAATACCAGTAGCAGAGTTGTAAGCAACAGATACACCGCTAGTAGCTTCAGTTACCTTGTGGTCTAAATGATATTCAAACTCTGCATTAGGTTCTCTAAAATTAGTTTCAAATGGTATTTTTTCTAGAGTTACACCATTAGCTTCTTCTATTACCAATATCAAATCAGTACCGATAAAATCAATATTTAAAATAGACCTATTACTGTTTAATGTATAAGTAAACCAAGCGTTTAATGCTTTACTAAATCCATCTCCATATAACCATCTGTTTACATATAGCTTGTTTGGATTTTCTGTACCAAGCAAAACAAGAATATCTTGGTTGTTTGATACTGCCATTTTAAAAATGCCACTTGGTATTAGTCTTGGTACATGAATAGTAGTATTCGCAGCATCTTGTATCTGTTGATTACCTGCAATAATATACTCTCTGATACCTGCAAAAGAACCTTTTTTAGTTAAGAAATAAATAGAAGAACCAGAACCTACAGGCTGTGCTGCTGCATTACTTTCAAATTCAGTTTGTACCAGTACGTTAGCGGTTGAAGGTGTAAGGTTATCTGCTGAACTTGATAACACAAATTGCGTTTGTTCTGAAAATAATATAAGTTTTTCTCCCATAGTTACTGCGTGTTTCAATATTGCAACTTTTGTATGAGATGCAGCTACGTCTATGGGTTCTGTATCTAAAACTGATATAACTGTTTCTGGGAAAAAATTAAAAAACTCTGATACTGTTGAAAGTATTACATTGTCTGCTGCAAGAAAACCAAGCCTGTTTCTAAAGAAAAATACATTATTAATTTTATTACCAATAAAAGAAGGATCTGGTGATGATACTAAATCACCAACAACACGTTCACCCCATTTAGGTAATGTATATGTCGTACCAGATATTGTATATGTATCCCCATCTACTCTTGCAAATCTAAAATTACCATCTGCCTGACGTATAAGAACGTGTGGCATTGTGTCGTAATTAAATTTAAAAGGTATGCCAGCTTCTACTGTTTCTGACCATTGCCCTTCTTCAAAAGCATTGCCATTATTAGTTGTAAATTTAACATAATAATTATCAAAATCTGTACCTTCATCACCAACAATCTCTACTACATATCCATTAGGTGACACATTAGGAAGATCAGTAAACTGCTGTACTGTATCTTTTATAACTGTCATTTTGGTATTACCTTGAGAATCATTACCATCTATTGAAAAATTACTGCCATCATTTTTTTTAATATGTATTACAGGACCATTTCTAGCAATCGTAAAACCTGTAAGACCAGAGTTTAAACCAGCAGTAAGATCAGTAGCAACAGTTGTAGTTGAAAGAGGATCATTGCCAGTAGTGTCATCTGTTACTGTTACACCATCTACAGTTACAGAATAAGTTGTCTTAGCTGTTGCTTGATTTATAAATACTATTGCTTGTGTAATATTACTAGCACTATTTGATACTGCTGAATCCATAGCAGGTGTAATACTTGTATTAACAACAAACGTGAAGTCAGCAATAGTTACTGTCTTCATTACACTTCTAGGACTTGATGTATTTAAATAAGTCGTACCATCTGGTTTATTTACTGTTAATTCATTTCCATCTAACTCAAAAACTTTTACATTGCCATTACTAAATATTGCTACATACTGTTCACTAGCATCTCTGTTTATAGTTTGTATATGAACATTACCAAGAGTAGAACTGCCAACTGAAGCTAAAAATTGAGAGCCAGACCTTTTTGTTAGACCAAGAACAGGGTTACTGTCAGCATTGTCTTGTATGTCAGCGTGGTCTGCTTGCTTCAAAGCATCAGAAGATTGCGATATACCTCTCAATAATGTAGGTATAGCTCTTGATATGACAGCCATAGTTATCTAATTAAAGCACTAGAAGGATTGTAAGTATCAAAGATACTAGTAAGAGAAGGATCTCCTCTTAGTATATTGTGATCTCCATTTGCTAAATCAGTTTCCATAAGTATTGCTCTAGCTCTTTGCTCGTCTTGCAATGTATAGGTTCTTAATGCTTGGTCACTTACAAGTCTGTCAACAAACTTTCTTGCAGCTTGTATATTCATATAGTGTCTAGCTGGTTCTGGTATTTCATCAAAATCTCTAAAGTAAACAACAGTACAAATTAAATCTTCATCAAATTCAAACTTATTATTTTGTCTATCGTATAACTTAGAACCACGTTGTATAGGGTCAATGGTTGGGTGTTGATGAATATTAGCATCTATTCTCAAAACATCTGTAGGAATATTTATTTGATTAGAACCATCTCTTGTAAGAGTTACATCAATTTCTGTATTAAAAGACCAGCCTTCTGATTGCACACTTTTATTTACTTCAGTAAGGGTTGATTGAGCAATACGAGCATCAACAGGTAGCGTGCCGACAAGACTATTTATAGGTGCTTCACCTATAGCAGCAAGCATTATATTGATACACGCAAGTTCTGTGGTTGCAGCTACAGCCATTACATACCTCCTTGTTCAATAAGTTTGTTTCTAATTTTAGCTGTTTCTTTTACGAACCTAGCTTTTTCAGCAAGCGTTGTTTTACCTGTATCGTTCATCTTTTGATTGTAGGCATCAACATAAGCTTGACCTTCTAGTCCAAGAATACCTTTTTTCTTTTTATTCTTGCCAAACATAATTAGTAGCCTTTCTTTTTAATCTTAAGTGAGTCTCTCCCACCTTTCTTTTTTTTCTTCTTTGAATGATACATGGGTATAAAAAAAGGGTATCTAATAATAAGATACCCTATAAATTGAAATTAAGAAGCAGATAGCTTAATAGTAGCTGCACATTCTGGTCTTAGGATTCCATGACCAAGAGCATACTTAGCAACCATTAATGTACCTTGATACATAATTCCGTAGTCTGAACCAGAGATCTCAGTTGTCATATCCATTAATTTAACTGTACCAACAGCAGATTTATGGAAGACAAGACCAATAGTTTTACTATCGTCACCTGAGTAAGTGTTGTTCGCACCACTTGGGTTAGAAGATACGTTACTCTGAGGTACGTTGTTAGACATCATGATTGGGATGCCAGCAACTTGTTGTACCTTACCAGAAGCAAACGAACCATTGCCCTGTGGGTTGAAGTCAACGTCTACAGTTCTTGTAGCAGACTCAGCAAGTTTGTAGTACTCAGCAGGTGGTAATACACAGAAGCGATCTGTTGGAGGGATGTCTCTCTCATCAAATGCTTGTGCAATATCATAGATAGCACCAGCTAACTCATCACCAGTAACAAGTGATGACGTTGCATTACCTGTTGCGAATGTAGAAACAATACCGCCATTACCACCACTAAGAGTAGTAGAAGCTCTAGAGGCATTTGCTATCATCTTCGCTACGTTTTGATCGTAAGTACGAGCCAGAGCTTTACCAAGCTCATCAGCGTAAGTAGCACGAACATCGTAGTGATTCTTAAGCTCGTCTAAATTTGAGACAAAAGCTTGAGAAATTAAAAGATCATCAATGTTGATAATCTTTTCGTTTGCCTTGATTTGGTTCGCTCCAACGAGGGGGGTGCCTACGGTATGATAAGCCGCCGTTGCAGTTCCTAATACTGGGAACTGTGCTGACTTACCACTTGTGATAGTACGAACTGAATGAAGTTGCTCGTTGAAAATGTTATTTCTGGCAAACGCTGTTAGAACTTCTCCACTAAAAACTTTAAGGAAAAGAGCGTCAAACGCTGTACCAGTGTTATTAACCAAACCAAGGCGTGAGACTGTGGCGTTAGCCATAGAAAGACTCCTTGATTAATGTTTACAAATTTGAGTAACTAACTTCGTTTCAATCCTTTCTCTCAAGTGGTATCTGACGCATCAGGCACTTAGATATTTAGATTTCTACTTTGTTAATTTATACAGACCCACAATTCCACTTTCTTAAGGCAAGGGCTTTGCGAGTTAGCTTGCCATCTTTTTTTAATGGTCCTTTTACCTTAGACATTCTGGCACAAAAAGATTTTCTTCTGCCTTTCTCTGTCTTGGTTAGACCTGTCTTTTTAGTAACAGGAGCTTGCAAGTTTCCACCTGTTGCTCGGTTGTATTTTCTACGACCAGAAGCAGTAAGACCACCTGTGGGGTCTTTATCCTTCTTGGTCATTGATACGCCCTTAGACATAAAAAATGTAAGCTATTTAAAATATAACACCTTTACGCAATCTTTAAACTATTTCTTTTTTTTCTTCTGTGTTGGTAACTAATCTTCTTTGAGCCTGTCTTTTCTCTTTTAAATCTAGATTTTTCCTTGCTACTCATTTCTCCTGTAGTTTTTGGAGTCTTACTACTAACTCTTTTTGATGGTCTGCAAGCAGGGTAAGGTCTACCTTTTTCATCTTTACCTCTACCACAGTCTTTGCCTGTTTTGACATCAACCCATTTTTCTTTGAACCATCTAGTAAGACTCATTTGCCTACATCTTTTTGTGCTTTTTTATGTGCAGCTTTGAATGAAGAACCTTCACGCATAAGCTTCTTCATCATATCCATGTGTTTTTTTGAATGATGCTCTGAATGTTTCTTCAAAGTTCTCATCTGACTAAGACTAAGCTTTGCCATTTTTCTTTTTCTTTAATCTACGAACTAATAAAAAATCTTCTTTAGTGAGTTTACCATCACCAGTTTTATCAAGATTCTTTTTTTGTTTGTCTGTTAGTTTTTTCATGATTAAGTTTTACGATAACCACCGCCACGTTTTTTATAGGTTCTCACCAACCAAGCATTAGCATAAGCAGAAGGATAAACATTAAACTTTTTTTTCGCTTCTGCCTTAACTCTTGAATAAAGTTCTGGATTAGTTGGTTTGTTAGCCATAATTAACGACCAGTATTGAATACGTCACTACCACCTAAACGTCTTTGTACGTCTTCAGTGTATGTTACATCTTTACCATAGCGAGGATCAGACATAGCAGTAACTACTTCTGATGTAGATCTAAATGGTGTAGGTCCACCTTGAGAAGCACGACCTGATACTAAATTTGGTTCAATTCCCATAGCGTTATTGTATTGTGAGTAGATACCTTGAACAGCTAACTTAATAGCAGGTCCATCTCCTGTATCAGTAAGCTTATTAAAAGCTTGTATATCTTCAGCAGGTAAATTTTCCATAGCCCAAGAAACCATTTGACCATAACTTTCATCTCCACCAACTGATTCTTTAATACCCTCTGCATCTACTTCACCTGCAATACCAGAATTGCGAACACCATCTAAATATAAATCAACAACTTGTTTTGAAAACCCTGCTTCTGCAAGCTTGCTGTAATCATCTTCAGAAATCTCATCATTTTCTAAAAAACGATTTGATATGTCTTGTGCGTCAATACCAACTTCTTCTAAAACAGAAGCAAGACCATCTCCATAATATTCTTCTGCATTAAATTCAGAATCATTAGTTTCTGTTTCTTGCTCTGCTGTATCTTCTTCTGCTATACCCTCTGGTTGTTCTTTGGTTTGATCTATAGCTCCAAGCTTACCTTCAAGTTCTTTATAGCTATTTACCATATCAGCAGCAGTTTTAAACTTACCTGCGATAAGACCATTCTCATCTCTTAGACTCTCAATATCTTGTGAAGACATTGGTGGTGTCTCTGAAATGTTTACTTGTGATGAAGTCATAATTTTTTTGGTTAGTTATAAGTCATTGTACGACCATTTTTAGTTTCGACCACTTTTGGTTTGTTCGGTTCGGGTGTATCGTTTACACCTAATTCGCTAACAATAGCTTTTGCAGAGACAAATTTGCCATCTTCATCTCTTTCTCTAGGCTTCTTCGGTGTCATCACTTTCCTCCATTGGTAGTTGTGAATTTGCGTTTGCAATTTTTTGTGGATCAATTAATGGTGATCCAAGAGCAGCAGGTCCAAGACTTTGAATAAGCTGCTGCTGTTGCATAGCTTCCATCTCATCTTGGATTTCTTCTTGCGTCTTAACTAAGTTTACAGTATCTATACCAATAGAGTTTGCAAGCCTTTTTATGGCTTCATCCACATTCATGTACTGACGCATTATATCTGGACCTAAAGCTTGTGACACCGTTCCAATAAATTCAACAAGCTTATTACGATCATTACCACGGCCAAGCCCTTGAACACCAGTAACGATCTTAGGTTTGACTAATCTTTCTGGCAGCTTTGGTGCTTTACCAGAACGAACTAGCATGTGCATCCTTCTCTTTAAATATTTAAGTTGAAACTCTTGGGTCAAAATGCTGTATATGCCACCCAAAGAATTTTCTAACTCGTTAGCCATCAAAGTAACTTCTGCTGCTGTTACTCTTTCAGCATCTCTTTGTACAGATCTAGCCATTAGAAAAGCATATTCAAGTCTTGCTTCTATTCTTTGTATTGCAGAGAAAGATACGTTAAAGTCTGAACCTTTCCCAACTTGCATAACACTTATATCATTAGCAGATCCTTCTCTTATTGCACCGTTAGGAGCCTTTGCTAAAGTAGCTGCTCTTGTTACACCATTAGGGTTTACAAGGAATATTGTTTTAGCTGAAGCTGCTGCACCTTCTATAATGGCTTGCATCAAAGCTTCTAAACTAATCAAGTCTCCTCTGTATTCTTCTACATAACCTCTACCATAATCTTCTCCATCAATACGAACAAATCTAAGAGTAATCCAAGGAGATACTTCTACCTTTGATCTGCCATCAGTATTTGGTATCTTTTCTCCTTTACATTCTTGATGCCAAAAATGTTCATCATTAATTCTTTTGATGTATGTGTATATATCAAGATCTCCTTCCATTGTTTTTTCATCATAGTTTTCTTTCTTTTTTATTTGTTCTAAAAACTGTGGTGAAAGTGCATTAGGGTTGACTGATTCTTTTGTAATAATTTCTAAGACATTACCCACTGCATCACGTTTACATACAAACTTAGATAATGGATATACCTTTAGCCCAGCATCTGTAAGATAAAGAAGAACATTCCCTCCAACGATTAGATGTTTAAGTGCTTCAAACATTGCAACCCTATCGTTAGAGATCTCTATCTCATTCATCAAGGCTGTTTCTATTGTTCGTAATCCTTTATCTATTTCTGACTCAAGACCTTCTTGACCTTGTTTTAAAAGTTCAAGACTATCAATACTTAATTTAAAAAATGCAGTTGATGGAGGAAGTAATGCAAATAAAAGTTTGGATGCCAAACTATTGACACCTCTTGCTCCTACAGCTTGGAAGGGAGTTTTTATTTTTGATCTTGTTCCTGTTGTACTTTCAGGAATAAGGCTAGGTATGGTTAGCTTTGATGATTCTTTTGCTTCTCTGTCAAAAGTAGACCTTGCACTTTCTAATTGTGCATACCTACCAGCAGCAGTTTGCCCTTGTCCAGAATAAACCATTACCTAAGCCTTGCTTTATTACTTGATTGGCCTCTCGCAGGTGTTCCTGTTATTTTAAGATCATTTGGTGATCTTCCTTTTGCACTCATATTTCTAAGACCTTGAGCATATCTTTCATCTGATCTTCTTTTCTTTAAACGTGCTGTTACTTTTGAAGTATCAATAGGATCTGTAACTCCTCTTTGTCTGCCAGTAACAGTAGGAGCATCATTCCTTGGTGCTTGGCTTTGTATAACAGCTTGAGATGCTTGCCTTCCGATACACATAATTAATACCTCAGATCACTAGACATTGTTACTGGAATCCTTAATGTATCTGTACCAGTAGGTTTTCTTTTGCGTTCAGTTTTAGTTTTAGTACCTTGCCCTCTGTCTGAACCAACCTTTACAGTTTGTGCAGTTCTTTCTGGTGCAGGTGCTGTTGGCCTTGGAGGTGGTAAAGCTGGTGGCCTTGGTCTTCTTGGTGGACACATAGTTAGTTTTCCAAAACTGAATTAGTGAGCATGGTTTCTTTCTGTCTTGATTGTTGCTCAATTAAATAATCAACAACATATCGTTGCCCTGCCCTATACCATATCTCTCTATCAGATAAAGACAAGTCGGGATGACGATTAGGAAAGATTTGATCTAAAGCAAAAATCAATTCATCTGTGATAACTGGTAGTTTTTCAGATGCCATGCTTTAAAACATTTATAAATAGTATAGTTCAAGTTTAGTAATAAAGTACAGCGTGTTTATATTTATTTGATGAAGAGCTATTTTTATATTATATGTTAGTCTGTAGATAGCAAGGAGTGGTTACCTTGTTGCAACGCTAAGAAAACCTCAAGGGTGTGGTTCCTCTTGGGGTTTTCTTTATGGAAATCTATGTTATATTGTTTATTAAGCAATAGACCCATTAACGTGTCATTAACTTGACCTCCGCTCTGTTGGATAGATCTGTTGCCTACTAAGTAACCAGACCCATTATTCAAACAGTTAAATCTGTTACTGCTCTGACGGAGCGTCAGTTGCTTATAACAAAGAAGCACTAACAACCCATGCTACTGCGTTGTTGGTGCTTTCTTTTATGGGTTCCAAAGTTTTACTTCACCTGTATTGTAATCATAATCTCCTTCTCGCAATATCCTTGTAAGTCTTGCGTTCAAGATAGCATCAGCAATCGTGTAACCTTTCTTAGTATATGTCTCCTGTACCTTAGACCATAGTGCTTCTTTAGTATCAGGTGTATTAGCTAAAGTCTTTGAAGCTGTAACCATACCCATACCTTTGATACCTAGTATTCCGTCACCAGCATCACCAGCTAACGACATCTCAAACCAATGCCTGTCTGCTTTCTTATTGGTGATATGTTCTATCGAATCATCAGCTATAAGTTTGCATGGTAGTGTTCTCATATCTTTATCAACTGAAACTATTATTGGGTCTTTATATCTGCCATTGGTAGCAAGCAAACCAAGTACGTCATCACCTTCTAGGTTTTCATAGGCAACAGTTTCATATCTTTCTTTTACTTCTTTGATAACACTCTTGAGTGCAAGTGGTTTACGTTTACCTATCCTGTTGATCTTATACTCTGGAAATATCTCATGTCTAAATGTAGGGTAAGAAGTAAAGCACATAACTATGTCATGCTTGCTGTCAGCAATACTTCTATAAACATCTATTCTGTTTTCTATCAGATTAAGTATGTCTCTTTCATCTGAATGTAGAGTATGCTCCCAATCATTCCATCTTGTGTCTTGTTCACAGGCACAGCAAGAATTGTAGATCAACCAATCAGCATCAATAAGTAAGGTCATAGCTAAATAAAATCCTCATAGACAACAAGCCGACCTGTCTTCTGGTCGTACAATAATTTATCTACTTCTCCTGTCATACCAGTATGTCTTGATTTCAACACCTTTAGCTGTAATCGCTGTCTCTCACTAGCTTCTCCTGTCTGGTTTCTTGATGCAGATAACACGACATCAGATAACTGAAGAAGACTATGCGATCCTCTCAAATCTGAAGTATCCACATCTCTGCCCGACTCATGGGATTGTCCTTGTGGTCTGCGTAAATGACTGACCAATACAATAGCTATACCAGTTGCTTCACTTAAACTTCTAAGCTTGGTCATTATTATATCTATTGCTTTGCGTTCATTATCTAGTTCAAGACCAGACAAGACTATGCTTATGTGATCTAGTATGACTACCTTCACTCCATCAACAGTAGCTAAGTATCTTATCTGTTCTAGTAATACATCAGGTTCAAGACTTCCGAAGTGGTTGTATAAAAAAAGATTGCGTGTTGATGTGAGGTTATCAAACGCAATCCGCAGATCATCTTTAGTTATGCCATCTTCATTTAAGTGCAAAGGAATGTTTAAGTCAATACCTACTAGACCTTGAAGAGTTCTTTGTACTGATTCTTCTAACCCAATGTAACCAACCTTTATCTTTCTTTTTAAGAAGTGGTGGCATAGCTCCCTGCATATCGTGGACTTACCTGCACCACTAGCACTAGCTACTGTAAAGATCTGACTAGGAAACAAACCTCTTGTATATTCATTTAGCTTTGGAAATGGAAAGTCTGATACAGGCTTACTTGTTTCTTTAGTAAACAAATCCCAAGCGTCTGCTGCATTGATAAGAGAGTCAGGTCTTACTGGTCTAGCTTTCCATAGCCTATCTTTGACTAGCTCACCTTCTCCTGATACAAGATGATCGTTAACGTCATTACGATCTAGTCTAGCTATAGCAACCTTACCTCTTGGCAATACCTCCATACATTTTTCTGCTGCTTTATTACCTGCTTCATCATTGTCAAAGCAAATAACAATACGACAAAAACTATCAAGCCATTTGTAGTTTGCTGCTAAGTACTTGGCTGCTGACTGCACTCCTGATGGTATAGATACACATGGAAACTTATTACCTTGTATCTGACTAGCACTCATGCAATCAATCTCTCCTTCACATACAGTTAAAAAGACAGAACCATTACCTCCATGTTGTCTCCATAGATGCTGACCCCATAGCTGTACCTTTGACATATCTCCTATCCATATAAACTTCTTATCTTGAAAGCGTATGTGCTGTGCAACATCATTACCTTTCTGATCTTTATATGTAGCTACTTGTACTGGCTGTCTTCTGTACTCTGACATACCATAACCAAATAGTTCTGAAGTCTCCTTAGTGATTCCACGTTTAGGTAAAGCAATCGGTGTTACCTTAAGTAACTGTGGGTTTGGTTTGTAAATAGGAATGATCTTACTGGTCACTTGCTTTTCTTTTTTGTTTGGGTAGTAGGTGTAGCCACAGTCCATAGTGAAACAATGGTGGTGTCCGTCATCAAAGACAGCACAGTTTTTTTTACCGCACTCAGGGCAAACTATTTTGTTTTTGTATTGGCTCTTCATTTTTGTATGTTCTTTTTGGCAAGTGCAATAAATAATCGTGTGGCGGTAAGTCAATTAAATGACCACATTCTTTAACGTGTTCTTGAATTGTGTATTCGCCAGCTTTGTAATCTTTCATAAGTACCAATCATCAGGAATAAATTTATCGCAGTATTGAAACCCATGTCTCTCACACCACTTGGCGTAAGAGATAGAGTTCTTGGCTTTGGATAGTTTGGTTCTGCTATTTTGAAAACAGAACCTTATATCTAAGTCGGGTCGTTTCTCCTTAATCGCAAGATGTTTGCGTCTATCTTCTTTCGAGAAGTAGCCCTTCGTTTCAACAATAAAATTGTTGAGGATAAAGTCAGGGCGATAGGTGCAAGTGATTTCATAGTCAATGCTGAGAGTTTCATAGGTAAAGATAAGTTTCTTTTTTTTTAGGTCGTCAGCAAATTGACTTTCAAATTTACTCTTGTATTTAGAAGTCGGCTGCTGTTGACGCAGTACTTTTTTCTTCATAACTACTCGGTGGTGCTGCTTCAAAGTCTGGGCTGCCTGTCCACTCAACATGATTTCTAACTATGACTTGTAAAGGTTGGCATCTGATACCAACACCATTAGCACCTGCGTCATAGCCACTACATTTCATAGACATCTGACCTTCTGTTAAAGGACTAATTTGTTCATACTTCTTTTTTTCTTCGTCTGTCATAAGACGTAGAGGGTCTTCATTAGCCCAGAAAGTAACAGGTGGATTAGTCCATACATCACCATTTTGTTTTATACCACCAGACTTTTTACTTGCTCTAATTACAAGATAATCACCTTCAAGAAAGTAAGGCAAAGAAGGTTCGCCATGTTTGTTTTTGGTAAGAGTAAACTTTCTGTCTGGATAGTGTTGTTTTAATGCAACCTTCCATCTATCAAGCAACCCTTCTAGTTGTTCAAAGATGTGTTCAACTGCATCAACTTCTCTACCCATTTCATCTTTCATCATTATGCCTTTCTTGATAAGACATTCTGCTTTATATTTCTTGACACCCTTGTACTCGTCAGGGGTTACAAGATATGAATACCTAAAATTGGTAGGGTCAGGTGTGACTATCTTAATAGTCTCAGGCTTGAGTTCTTCCATGTTTGTACCTTGGTTTGGTTTCCGTTTTAATGCGTCTATAAAAGACGTTCCTTAACTATACCTTGATCTCTTGCTATGTAAATATATATGGTGCTGTCAACACATCTGTAATATTGTAGTCTCCCATATCTAGTGCTGAAGGTAACTTGCTAGTATCACTTAGTTGTTGTGTTGTTTGGTGGTATAAATTATCTAAATTGTTGTCACTATAAATGTTAAAGAAACTTTGCTTTACACATTCAATAAACCTTTGAAGCTCACTAGCAGGGCTTCCATAACAGTCGTGGATAACGCAAAAGTTTTTTAATCCATGCTTGCTTGCTTCTACTAAACTCATGTGACAATGTGCCGCATCAAGACTATGAATATAATTACTAGGAAAACCCTGTGCCTGTCTACGTTTATCCACCTTTGTAGTATCTGGTTCAGCTAGACTTAGCCTGACACTTGAGTTACTTAGTTTAGTCTTTACTCTTTTAACATCATTCTTGTAGTAATTCTGTTGTACAAGAAACCCTGATGGTGTATGCCAAGAGATAGGTTTATTCTCTTTGTTGAAACATAAAGCTGTAGTCTGCAAGTACTTTAATACTTCATAACTCTCTGGGGTTACATACTTAACTGCCTGTTCAATCATGGTTGCCAGATAAAAATTATTCTTAAAATTTTTTGCGATAAAAACATTTTCATTTACAAAATATTTTTCTATGTAGTTTGCTATGCCGAATGTTGTTGAGTTATATGGAATCATTAGTACAGGTTTTTTTATAAACTTTCTTGTCAACTTATCTTTTTGTGCATACCAGATTGGTGCTTGCTCAGACTTGTCATACTTCAGTAGCATCAACAGAACATCAAGTATTTGTTTATATAAATCTTGTGGTTGTTTAACATTTTGTAGGTTAACTTTGTTAGCTAGATGTTGATTAGATATAAGACCTGCTATATGTTGATACCCATTGTTTGTACCATCAAGACAGCAAACATGGTGAGATACATACCCATACCCTTCGCATTGAAACTCACACCACTCTTTACACCAAGCAAGAAACTGGAAAGGTTCTTTTGCTTTACCCCATATACCAACATTACCTATCGGGTCTTTGTAAACTTCTTCTGCTAGATCAGTTCCTTCTATGTAAGCCCACTCAAGTCGTTCCTCATAGGTATGTTTATTCATACCCCAATGGTTTGCACCTGCTATAGCTAACCAGTTCAAGTCTTGCTTAGTCTTTATCTCTGCACCTTCATGAAATCTATGAAGCCCTCTAGCTATGTCATTACCTTGTGGGTGGAAGTGTGCAGTTAGTGGGTACATACGACCAGTAAAATCAAATTGATAAACG